CCAAGGCGCGATGCCCCAGGCATGGGTGCATCCGTGCCCCCGCAGCCACCGCCGCCAAGGCCCCAGGCCGCACCGCAGCCCCAGGCCGCGCAAGCGCCACGGCCGCGCAAGCCCAGGCAGAAGAAGCCGGTAGCGCCAGCGTTCAGTTTGCACGAGCTAGGGCTATAGGAGGGACAGATGTACCGCACACCGCAGGTCTACAAGCGCCCTTCCGGCTGGCATTGGCGCGATAGCGCCGGGCAGGAGCACGGGCCATATAAGTCGCGGCAGGCGGCCCACAAGGCCGCGAGCGAAGCGGGAGCGGTGTGATGATGCACAAGCGAACGCTCGCAGAGCGGCCCCAGGACAGAAGCCCCAGGACCGGGGGTAGAGGAGAGAAAGATGGCATACCAGATCGGAGACTATCCCCTGCCCTCATTCGCCGCGTATGTGTGGCTGGAGGGGCATGAGTTGGTGCTGGGCCTCCCGCCCCGGGCGGAGCACGAGCGGGGGCATCAAGTGCGCATTCCGCTGGAGAAGTGCAGCGTCGAGTGCAGCAGTTGGGGCAGTCCGCTCGCGCGGCAGCTCGGGTGGAAGGCGCTCCTGGACATCCTGCGCGAACGCGCCCGGGCCGGGCAGCGGGACCGCTTCCACGTCGGCACGCGCGCGGACCCCACGCAGCAGATGCTCGAAGCGGTCATGCGGTCGAACGCCCCGGTGAAGCGGCACGACGAGGCGGGGAATAGAGCCTTCGGTCTAGACGAGTTGGGCAACGAAGAGGAGATGATGCCATGAGCACGAAGAGCAAGGCGCGACAATTGCTGGAGTTGGTAGCGGAGGTCGTGAACGAGCCGATGCCTTACGCGGAGAAGCGGCAGAAGTTGCTCGACGAAGCGACGGGGGAAGAGCAGACGGCGCTGGAGGAGTTCGCGTCGTGGTTTCAAGGGGAGGAGGATAGGTGAGATGAACGAGAGGATAGGTGAGATGAACGAGCGCATTCTCGAAGATGACTACCCCGTTTACCCGACGTTCTGGTATCTTGCGGATGGGGTGCCGAAGCGAAGTCCCCTGCAGGGCACTGTCAGGGACCTGCGCCGCGAGTTCAAGTGCGCCGAAGTCCGGCGCTGCGCAGCGGTGGCCCGGGGACTTATGCGGGGAGGAGAGTGATGGCGATGCTCACTGGAAAGCTCGTCGGGATGCACTTCCGGCCCCCAGCGAAGGCCCTATTGGCCGTTCTGCCCAGCGGGGCAGAGGTCCGGCTAACGCCGGAGCCGGATAATCCGTATGACGCCGATGCGGTGAAGGTCGAGGTGCGCCCCAGGGCGGGGATAGCGGTGGCCCTGCACGAGCGCCTCGCCGGCGAGGCCATGGGCTTCGGCTTTAGCGTCGAGGAGATCGTGGGGCCGGAGGCCCCGGAGTGGTTCCACGTGGGCTATATCGATAGCAAGAAGACCGGGATGGCCGCCGTCTTCGCCCGGGCGCTAGGTGGCGCCTCGGCGCAGGGCGTCCTGGGGTTTGACGCAAGCGGGTGGCCCCTCGTGATGTGGCAGCCCCCGGGCTAAAGCCCCAGGACCGAGGGAGAGGTTTTACCGGGCGCTAGCGCCCACAGCGAGAGGAGCGAGGAGCATGAAACTGCAACTGACAATCAGCGGCGCTTGCGAGATCGAGGTCGATCCGGCGGACTATCAGGAGGAGTGGGACAGCGACCAGGCCGACGCCGATGCGGGGTATCAGCCCGGGAGCAGCGCTCCGACAGAGGACTGGCTCTTCGAGCATCTGAAGGGTGCCTTCGCGTGTCTGAAGGGTGCCTTCGCGTGGGTGCCTGTCGAGACGCTCGATCAGTACAGCGAGCTGGACACTGTGGTCGTGACGGTGACGAAGGCCGCAGAGCCCCAGGACGATGGTGGCGAGCCGCAGGAAGGTCCGGCGACAGCGTAGCATGGTAAGGCCCCAGGCAGAAGCGCACATTGAACTGCCTGGGGAGTCCTTTGGGCGCTTAGCGAGAGGAACGGATTATGAAGCACAAACCGACGGATGAGCAGCAGGCGATACTGGACGAAGCGGCCAAAGACGGCCCAAGCCTGATGATTAATGCTTATGCTGGATGCGCAAAAACCACGTCGCTCGAAATGGCCGCTTCAGTGATGAGCCCAAAGCCCTCGCTCGCCGTGGCGTTTAATAAGAAGATCGCGAAGGAGTTGGAGCAGAGGTTTCCAGGGAACTTCCAATGCGTGACGCTCAACGGCCTCGGGCACCGCGCGTGGGGCCGAGCATTGGGGCGGCAGCTCACGTTGGAGGATAAGAAGCTCGGCAAGCTCGTGACGAGCGAGTCGAAAGCGAGCGGAGCGAACCTCACGTCGGACCAGTGGCAAGCCGTGCGAGAGCTGACGAGCAAGGCGATGCAGCTCGGGCTGACACCCGCTGGCACGCGCCCGGGGCTTGTGGAGGACACCCCAGAGAACTGGCTCGATATCGCCGAGGCCAACTGGGTAGAACTGGGCCGAGATAGCGAGATGCTAGTCGGGCTCGCGCGCAAGGTGCTCCGCAAGAACGTCGATCTCGCCATGGATGGAGTGGTGTCGTTCGACGATCAGGTCTACATGAGTGCGCTCTTCGGAGGAGTCTTCCCCCGGTTCGGGCAGGTGGTGGTCGATGAGGCCCAAGATTTGTCTCCGTTGAACCATATGCAGATCGCCAAGGTCGCGGGGCCGGACGGCCGGTACTTCGTCTGCGGGGATAACAAGCAGGCGATTTATGCCTTCCGGGGCGCGGACAGCAGTAGTATGAAGTCACTCCGGCGGCTGCGGCAGGACTGGATCGATCGGCCGCTGGCGACGACGTTCAGATGCCCCCGCGCGATAGTCGCGCGGCAGCAGATGCACGCCCCGGGCTTCACCGCGGCAGCGCAGGCGCCGGAAGGAGTGATTGCATCGTGGCCCAGGCCCCAGGCAGAAGGGGTGACCGAGCCTCGCGGGTGGGGAGTGGTAGATATGGCCGAGATGTACCCGAAAGGGTACGGGGCCAGCCCCCTGGCAGTGCTCTGCCGCAACAACGCCCCCCTGCTCGGCCTCGCGTTCAAGCTCATCCGGCAGGGCGTGGGAGTGCATATGCTGGGCCGGGACATCGGAAAGGGGCTGACGGCGCTGCTGCGCAAGTTGTGCCCCGAGGGCGAGCGGACGGCGGACTACGCCATCGGCCTTATCCGCGAGTGGCAGTCGAGCGAGCGCAGCAAGGCCCTCGCGAATGAGGACGACGCGAAAGCGGAGGGAGTGGATGACAGGGCGGAGTGCCTCCTGGCCGTGGCCGACGCCGATGGCGTGCGGACAGCCGAGGACATGCAGAAGCGATTGGAGCAGCTCTTCTCTCGCGAGTCCGGGGCAGTAGTGCTCAGTACCGGGCATAGGGCGAAGGGCCTGGAGTATGATACTGTTATTCATCTTGATCCGTGGAGAGTTCCGAGCAAATATGGGAAGATGAGGGGCGGGAAAGTTCTAGAGCAGGAACTCAATCTCAGGTATGTAATTGAGACGAGGACCAAGAGGACGCTAGTGGAAGCTAATCTGGAGGATTTTTCCTCGTGAAAGAGGTGAAGCTGACAAACGGGAAGGTAGCTTTCGTAGATGACGAGGACTACGAGCGTGTAATAGCGGCTGGGAATTGGTATGAGACTGAGCTTCGGGCTGGTGGGCGTACCTATGCGTATAAGCACTTTGGCCCAAAATACAGGCGAAGGAAGGTGTATTTGCATACGTTTATCCTCGGGTCAGATGGCGATACAGGGCTTGATACTGACCACGAGGATGGAAACGGGCTCAATTGCCAGCGTTTCAACATGAAGATGAAGACGCGAAGTGCGAACAATCTGAATAACCACAACATTCGGAGTGATAATAAGTCTGGCAGGCGTGGAGTCTACTTCGATCAACGTTTCCAGCGCTGGAAAGCCGAGATTAAGATTGATGGAAAGAAATTTGGTCTAGGTTCATTCTACTCGTTCAATGATGCTTGTACTGCACGTGAGCGCGCAGAAGAGAACTATAAGAAGGGAGCACCAGTCAAATGAACCGCAGCGACGTGGAACGACTCGCGCAGATCGCCAGGCAGCAGTGGGCGGACAGCCGCGGTGCGGCCCATGGGGCGCGCATTCGCGCGATGTGCAGTGAGATATGGGACCTGTGCGAGGCAGTGCTCGGCGTGGTCGAGCGCCCGGACAGGGATAGCCCGTGGGACAGCGCCGGGAGCGGAGAGCGCGAGGCGAAGGATAGGGAGTCGCAGCCGTGAACATCGATCTTACCGCGTGGCAGCAAGCGCGTGGGTGGCAGCCTGGGACAGACGGCGGGGTGGAGGTGCGCATCGGGGCGCTAGCGATCGCGGAAGTGCATTCTGCCGGGTATGAGCCGCGGGAGAGCTGGGAAGTGCTAGTCGCCGATGCGAGTGGCGCGTGGAAGATCGCGAAGATCGTCCCAGGACCGCTCGCGAATGCCCTGGCCGCCGCCGAAGCGGGGCTGGTCGAACTTGGCTGGCAACTAGATACGCTGCACTAGCCCCAGGACAGGAGCAAGAATGCGTAAGTGGCCAGCAGCAGAACTGGATAGCTTGATCGCAGCGGGCGGGGAAGTCCGCTGTGGCAGCCCCGCAGGCGCCGTCGGGCTGCGCCGGGCGCTCTACCGCCGAGCAGCGTTCACGGGCACGCAGGTGCGGGTGCGGCTGGAGGGCCTGCGGGTGATTGTGGCAGTGGTTCCACGTGAGTTAATGGAAGAAGAGGACCCGGGCACGCGGAGGGCAGCAGAGTGAGATACTTCGACCCAGAGCGGGAGCGCTACAGCCGGGAGGACAGCCGCCATGGGGACGGCAAGCTCCGCGACAGCAGCGGCAAGGCCATTGGCGTGCTGCCAAGTCTGACCATCTGCCCGGAAGAGGCTCCTGGGGGCGCCATCGTATGGGAACTGCGCGTGTTTCTGCCCACGAGAAGGAATAGCTTTCTCGAGCGGAACATGCGCGTTCGCACGGAAGAGATGCCGGGCTTCCTCGCAAGGTGGCTAGAGGACCCGGAAGGCGTGCTAGCCCGCGAGTTTAAGTACAGCTACGAGGCGACAGATGAAGGGCCGAAGGCGGCGAAAGCGGTCGGGCGGCCGCAGAAGCCCGCTGCTGCGGCGTTCTCGCTGCGGGACCTCGGCCTGGCAGAGGAGTGACAAGTAGATGGACAGAGGGAAGCAGCGAATGAGGGTGCTTGGTGACATCGTGCGGGGGCTGGCCCTGGCGTTCTTCGTCCTCGTGATGGTGCTGACGCTCGGCCTCTGCGCCGCAGCGTGGGCCTACGGCCCCGGCCCCGGATTGTTGCTCACGGCCTTCGCGCTCGGGGCGTGGGTCTTGTGCCTGGAAGGGATAGATGTGGTGAGAGGCAGATAGCCCCGGCATGGCGTCAATGACACACGTTCGGAAATACGAATATGTGCCCCCGTCCCGGGGGTTGACACGCCCCCCGGGGTGTGCCACAATGCCCCCGTGGGCCACCCGTCCCGGTGGCTCGCAGTTGACGCCAACTGCCCGGGCCAGCCGCGAATGGTGGCCTGGGCCTCTTACCCGCTAGCCCAGGCAGAAGCACCCATGGATAGCCCGAGCACGACTGCCACGACGCCCGTAACGATCGCAGGGGAAGAGTTCCTAGCCCCCCGCAAGTACGCCGCCGGGCACGTCCTGTCCGCAGCGGAAGCGCAGGCGCTCAACACGGCCTTGTGGGACAACCTGCGGGCGAACTTCTCGAAGCGGGTCAAGGACCAGAGGGAAGCTGTGCAGACCGCCGCGATGGCTTCGGGGAATGGATGGGCCTCAGCCTGGCAACAGGAGCTATCGCGCTTGCGGGAGGAGTTCGCGGCTTACGCCGCAGGCTACGCCTTCGCCAGTGGCCCCGGGAAGGGCGATGCACAAGGGCGCATGGCGAAGCAGCTCGCGGAGAGCCTCGTGCGGACGCAGTTGAACGGGCAAGGGAAGAGGCCCGGGGACCTGCCCGAGGGCGAGTTCGACCGCCGCGTGGCAGCGGCCATGCAGATGCCGGCCCTTCGGGCCGAGGCGGAGCGCAGGCTCGCGGCCCTGAGCGCCCTGGCAGAGGAGGCCCTGACGTGAGCCCCAGGACCCAGTGGGAGTACAAGGAGACTAGCGTCAGCCTCGACTATCGGACGAAAGAGCTGAATGTTCTTGGCCAGGAAGGATGGGAATTGGTGCAGATAATGCCAAGGCACCCGGGAGAGGTGCATCTAGTTATTTGGCTCAAGCGTCTGCTGGAGCCCATGTCATGAATGCCCAGTCGCATTCCCCGGCTGCGCTAGCCGCGGCTATCGCCGATGACCTCACGCCACAGCTATATGCAGCGAGCAGGGCCGCTGTTGGCGTCGCTATCCGGGTGAGCAATCAGCGGCTGGCCCTCGGCCGCCTTCCGTACCTCGTCGCGACGCTGGATGACCCGGAGTTGTTCGGGCTGCTCTTTCGGGCGTCGCCGGAGGCGGAAGGTGAGATCTGGATCATCCGGCCCGAGGCTGTGGGAGGCAACGATGCCCCGAGCGCTTAGCGAAGTTATCGCGCACCTCCGTGCAGTAGCAGCCGACACGCAGGTGTTTGGGACGCTTATACAGACCGAGGACCTTCTGTTGCTCTGCGACGCGGCAGAGATGAGTAGAGAGGATATGATCGAGGCCATCCTGACCGCCCACGCGAAGGCTGCGGAGGAGAAGTGGCCCAACGCAGACCCGGCAGCGATTCGTGCGGAGCACGAGACGTATAGGCCCTACGCAAAGCGAGACGTGGATGCGATCCTCGCAGCGATAGGGCGAAGTCCCACAGGACACAGTGAGGAGTGAGAGCAGAGATGAATACGCAGGAAAGCCCGAGCGTCGCGCCCGCGCAGAAGCCCTACGCCCCCAGGGAAGAGGAGGCCCTCGCCCGGGTGCATCTGTGGCTCTATGCCCGAGATGTACAGAGGCTCAAGGACATCTACGGCAGCAGCGTGGGGGTGAGCAAGGCCGCCCGGCTGATGATAAGGAAGTTCCTGAACGGGCTGGAGGCTCGGGCAGCGGAAGAGGCGGCAAGCCCAGGCCAAGGCCCCAGGACATGAGCAGCAGAAGTCCGCAGGAAAGGATACGAGAGATGGCAGGAAGAGCGGTCGTAAGTGCAGCGTTTGTCGGAGCAGTCGTCGTGACTGCGCTGTCGTGGACAAGCCTGTGGGCACAGCAGCCGCCTCCAGGGCAAGGCCCCGGGAAGGAGTACGTCCTGCGTGTGAACGCCCAGGACATCGAGGTGATCGGGAATGCCCTCCGCGAGCGGGCGTATAAGGAGGTGGCACAGTTGCTGCAGAAGCTCCAGGCGCAGATCATCGAGCAGGACAGACCACAAGCCCCAGGACCGGGGCCACAGCAGGAGCAGAAGTGATGGCAAATTTGTTCGAGGGTAAGCCCGACGAGCGGCAGGCGGAGACAGCAATCCCAGTGAGCCGCTTCCGGCCGCGGTACCGCGCGCTAACGGATGACGAGAAGGCCCTGCACGACGAGATCAAGAACAAGGCGGCAGAGATGGAAGCACTGTACAGCCGCGTGAAGGGCGGGAGATACAACTCGCTCGCGATCACGGCGCTGGAACAGTCGGTGATGTGGATCGTCAAGGAGTTGACCTCGTGACAGACCCGTCGCAGACGCCCTCGCCGCTCGCGGAGGCCAGCCCCACGTCGCTCGACGAACTCCTGTCCCGCGACCCGATGGGCTACATGGCCCAGGACCGGGGGAAGATCGTGGCGTATCTGCGGGAGCAGCGGAAGAAGTGGGATAGCGGCAAGACGACGCAGAAGGGCCAAGTGGAGGCCGGGGCGCCGAAGGCCAAGGCCAAGGGGCAGATCGCGCTGCCCCTGGACTTGAAGGCCCTGGGCCTCGTAGAGGATTAGACTGTGAACGATACAGCCACCCTACCAGTCAACAGTTCTTTCTCGACCCTGACTCCAGGATTGCAATTGGCTTGGGACTCAGTTTCCAGAGGCGCGGCGAAGAAGTGCTGGAGGTACTACAAGCTCGCGATAGTGGATGGGTGGCAGAGCAGACAGAAGTCCGTGGACCTAGTCTTCGGCATCTGGATGCACGAGTCGCGGGAGCGTTACTATCACGCCCGCGCAGCGGGGAAGAGCCACGACGAGGGAGTCGATGCGGCCTTGGCGCACGCCCTGGAAGTGACGTGGGACCGCCCCCTGGGCCGGCCCTGGGCCTCCGACCACCCGCAGAAGAACAGATTGACGCTCCTGCGCAGTGTGGTGTGGTACTTGGACGCAGTCGCAGAGGACGACGCGCTTGTCACGATCGTTCTGCCGAACGGGAAGCCCGCAATCGAGTTGTCATTGTCCGCAGACAGTGGCTTTCGCAGCGCGGAGGGCGAGGCATTTATCCTATGCGGACACATAGACCGGGCGGTGACAGTGAATGAGCTGCCGTTCCCGACGGACCTGAAGACCACGAAGACGACGATCGGCAGCGAGGCGAGCAACTACTTCGAACAGTTCAGCCCGGATGACCAGATGTCCGGGTACAGTTGGCTCTTCGCCAAGGCGACTGGCAGCCCCGTGACCGGGGTGATAATTGACGCGATACAAGTCGCCCAAGGGTTCTCTCGCTTCGCCCGGGGACACACGGGACGCAGCCCCGGGCAACTTGCTGAATGGCTTGAAGGGGCCGGGTTGCTCTTTGAGGAGGCCGAACGCCGGGCGCGAAGCGGAAAGTATCCGATGAACGAGAAGTCGTGCTTTCTCTGCGAGTTTCGCCGGGAAGTCTGCAGTCGCAGCCCGGGCAGCCGCGAGGCGGCCCTTCGGGCCGGATTTGTGCGCCGAGTGTGGGACCCGCTAATCGCCCGGGGAGACGTATGAGCGCGCCGCAGCAGCGCGGCAGATCACGCAGAAGGAAGCATTACGAATGCCCAAGATAGCAGATCATCAGAGTAGTGAGAGCACGAAGCTCTTGCTTATCGGCAATTCCTCTTCCGGGAAGACTGGCGCGCTCTGCTCCCTCGCCGCAGCGGGGTACAACGTCCGGGTGCTCGACTATGATAACGGGGCAGACGTGGTTAAGAACCTCTTAACTGGGGACAAGAGCCCCTATCCCAAGACTGCCCAGGAGCACTTCGAGTACATCCCGATGATCGAGCCGCGGAAGAGCGTGGGAGGGAAGCTAGTCCCAGTGAAGGCAGAAGTGTGGACAAAGACCGCGCAGATGCTGATGGAGTGGCAGGAGGGCACGAAGGGCGAGGCTGGCTATGTGAACTACGGCAGTGTGACGACGTGGGGGCCGAAGGATGTGCTGGTGTTTGACAGTCTCACCACGCTCAGCAAGGCCGCCATGAGGTTCCAGCTCCAGCTAAACGGGAGGCTCGGGCAGCGGCCCTGGGAGGGCGACTGGGGCGACGCGCAGGATTTGATCCGGCAGTTGCTGGAGATGGTCACGGACGCAAGCGTCCGCTGTAACGTGATAGTCATCTGCCACTATAAGTACATCGAAGTCCAGGGGATGACGAAGGCGTATCCGAACACCCTGGGGAAGGCCCTTCCGCCGGAAGTGGGGATATTCTTCAACAACGCGCTCTTAGTCGAACGGACGGGGATAGGGAGCGCGAGTAGGAGGAAGATCTTGACCAATCCCACGGGCGTGATTGATCTGAAGACCAGCAGTCCGTTCAATGTCGCGGCGGAGTATCCGCTGGAGAGCGGCCTCGCGGACTTCTTCAAAGCGGTGCGCGGAGAGGCGGCAACGGCGCCGACACCTGCGAAGCCTATTGCCGTCCCTGTACCTGGAGCTGCAGCATGACCACCGCTGAGCGAAGGCCGACGCTGGAACAGTTCATCAAAGATATTCCAGAGACCTTGAGCAAGGTCGTCAACCATCGAACGGTGCGCGCCGCTGAAACGTCATGATGCGTCGCAGGGGAACAGGCCAATGCGGAACGAATGGTTTGATCGAGGCTGGGATGATGGGCTTGTCGGAAAATGGAGACCGTCGCCAGACTCTAAGGAAAAATTAGCCTACCGCGAAGGCTGGTGCCTCGCGCGGGACGAGCTACTGCTGCGTAGTCATCAATAGTGCGTCGTCACTGAGCAAGAGGAGCCGATGGACTTCGACTGGGATCAAAACGACCGGTACCTCTCAAACTTTGGAGAGGGGCCATTGAGGGCTCGCATTCTATGCGCGACGGATAAGACGGTGAAAATGGAACGATGGAAGGGGAGCGGCCGTCGCGTGCGGTTCGAGCTTCCACTCAAATTCTTCCAGTCCGAGCGTTGCGGCTGGCGGAAGGTAGAATCCCATCGTCAGTAGTTCTAGAACAGGAGAGAGCCGTGAGCCAACCGAAGCACCGAGCGCGCGCAATCGAGGCAATCGCCTCGCATAGATGCGTGACTGACCTAACCGATGGCTTCTGCGGAGGCCCGCGTGATGGCAAGTGCGCTAGACCGCAGCGAGACTGTGTGCGATCGGCCGAAGGCATCATGCAGGCTATGGAGAGCCGGGGCATGTCTGTGATCTGGGAACACGACCCAGCCAACCACGCCGACCCGTTCGTGAATGCCGCTGAGCTGGCGGCCATCAAGGGGCTTCGCTGACACGGCGAAATGGAGGAGACGATGGACATCACTAAAATCAAGGCGCAAGCAGACGAACTGAAGGCGTGGCTGGCAGAGAATGCCCCAGAGATTGACGAGGAACAGAAACACCTCGATGAGGGATCAGAGGCGCGCGCCTATTGGCACTATGGCCGTCTCGTCGCCCTCCAAGACATTCTGTCCGGTAACAGGACGTGAGAGCGATGACTGACCACAAAGAGCCATACCTTGCCCCGTCCACTCTCGGAGTGGTCATCCGCAAAGGAGGCTATTTTTATCGTCCCGACTGGTGCGGGTACACAGCATCGCTAGCGGAAGCCGGCCGCTACCAACGTGAGGTCGCAGAAAGACATGCCGCCGATACGGAGGGCGTGACCGTCCACGACATCTCTGAGTTTGCATAACATCACATTGTGGAAAACGACCAATGTCGAACAGACCCTACGCTCTTGAGCCAGGAGACATCGCGCGGCTGCTGCCGAAGTACCGGCAATGGATGGCCGAAGGGAAGCCGCCGTACATGCACGCCTCTTTCGACAAGCCACCGCGGAAGCCGCAGTTCTATTACGACTCGTACCACGACAGCATCCGCGAGAACGATGACGGCACATTCCGTTTCGACATCCAGACTTTCGACAGTCCCGAAGGCGATACGTGGGTGCGCGGAAAGTTCAAGCTCGATGGCGAGAAGATCACGATCTTGGAGCAGCACGCCTACGCCAATTGAAATTCCATCGTTATCAACACGTGCCGGGAGGCATGATCCAATGACCACCGCTGAGGAAATAATGCGGACAGCGCTCACGCAAATCCGCGATGAAAACTGGGCGCCGAAGCTGACAGCAATCGCAGCCGCCGCCCTCTCTGCCGCCGACGCCCATGAGGAAATAATGCGGACAGCGCTCACGCCGCTGCAAGAGCTTTTGGACTGGTGCCAACAGGAGCGCGAGAAGCTCGGCGCCGTGGATGGCTACGACTATAGGAGCGGCGAGGAATACGGGCTGCGGCGGGCGCAGATTGAAATCGGCAAGCGGAGCGCCGCCCCGGCGAGCGGGGTGACCCGCACCGGGTCAGCGTCTGATAATTTACTCTATAAATCTCCCCGGGAGGCTGAAAGTCTACGCGAGTGGGTAAAAGCCGCCGCCCCGGCCACTGAGCGAACCATCAAGCTGACCGACCCAGCTATCATCATCGCCGGCATTCGGAAATTCGGTCTCGCGCCAGACGGCTCAGACCTACGCGACCTCGAAGCCGCCTTGATGCGAATCGCCACCGCCCCGGCTCACTCGGAATATGACTCCGAGCTTGGCAGGATCACAGAGCAGGACCGTGAGTATGCAGGAGCCATGCTCGATGATTTCACAGACGAATGGACGCGCTTAGAGTGCGCCGCGCAGTGGTTGCGCAGGGTGCGCTACGAAGCCGTGATGGCCGATCGCAAGCGGAGCGCCGCCCCGGCGAGCGGGGTGACGGAGGAGGAGATCGCAAAGGCCGTGATCGGATGTAAGTCGCCTACAGAGGTCGCCCGCGCCGTGCTTGCGCTCATCCGAGGAGAGGGGAAATGAACGCGACAGAAGCAGTGGAAGAGGTGGCGAGGTTGATCGACCCGAAGGCGTGGGAGCCGCTGCCCGAGGGCGAGAGCGACAAAGTAGGGAAGCGCATCGCGGAGCGACGGAACGAGTCGTTCAAGGCCGCGACAGCGGTCACGAACCTCTTCATCGCCCGGTTGCGTAGCGGCTACGTGGCCCCGGGCAACGCGGCGAAGCCAATGATATCCGCCGAAAGGGCGAGGAAGATTGTCGAGGCCCTAGGTGGAGCCCCAGTGCCCACTAGACCCACGACGTAGAAATCGGCGGAACCACCGCTGATCGCAAGGGCCACGAAGCATAGGCCCCATAGGAGAGTGAAATGGCAGTAGATTTCAAAAACTTAATCTCTCGTCCGTTGGACGAGGTCAAACGTCCGCCGTCGTTGCCCGCGGGCTTGTACTACGGCTCTGTCACCGCCTACGAGTGGACGGAAAGCCGGTTCGAGAACCGGGAGACGAAGGAGAAGGACGCAGTGTGCCGGTACGCCCTGCGCATTTCGCACGCCGGGCCGGACGTGGAAGCGGGCAGGTTGGAGGGCATTGACCTGGCGAAGCGGCGGCTCAGCCGCGATATGCCCGTGAGCGGCGGGAACGAGTGGGTGACCAAGACGTTCCTGGAGGGCCTGGGCATCGCCACGGCGGGCCGGACCTTCGCCGAGTGCTGCCCGGAAGCCGTCAACGCCCAGGTGATGTTCGAGATCACCGAGCGGCCGAATGAGAAGGACCCGGAGGCGCCGGCGTACAATGATGTGCGGGCGTTGAGGGCCGCTGCATAAGCCCCAGGACCCATGTGCCTCCCATCCGCAGTGGTGGGGGTGAGCCCACGGTGACGTGGGCTCGGCCTGGGGCTAGGCCAGAGCGAGAGGTTAGCAGTGATGCGTTCCTTTTGCTCTGGCCACCTTTGGCGCATAAGCGGGAGTACGCTGCGCCACGGTGCGTTTGTCGCCGGGCTCGTATCGAGGGATGGAGAGATCGTTCGCTTCGCCCCGCTGTTGCGAGCGCTTTGTAACGAGGTCCGCGTCGGCGGGAGTATAGTGGCGGCGTTAGAAGAGTTCTACAGTAGAGGCTTTATAGTAGAAGATTTGGGAGGGACAGGTGGCGAGAGCAGCGAGTTCATACCGAGGCGCCCGAAGGAATGAGGCGCTGCGTGGCGAGGTACGCGGAGTGTGGCCAGGCGTGCAGGCCAAGCCTGGGAAGTACCTCGCAGTGCGGCTGAACAGGTCGAAGCACTGGGCGCCTGTCACGAGCTATCGCCTTGGCCCGGGCGGCGGGAGGAGATGATGCAGTTGGAGGGCGCCACCTATGTGGCCATAGCAGAGATCAACGTCCCACGGCAGTCGCGGCAGCGGCGGGAGATCGAGATAGAGAGCGATGGTCTCCGGGCCAGCGTGGGCGAGCGCGGAGTGCTGTCGCCGCTGCTCCTCCGCCGTGAGGGGATGGAGCTAGTATTTGGCGAGCGCAGGTTGACCGCTGCGAGCGCCAACGGGCTAAGCCACGTCCCAGTGGTGTTTGTGGAGAACTTGCCTGCGCAAGAACTGCGCATAATCGAACTCGAAGAGAACCTCCGCCGAGCGGAGCTTCCATGGCGTGACGAGGTCGCGGCGATAGCCGCGATACATGCGGCGTACGAAGCGCTCGCCCAGGGGAATGGTGAGAAGTGGAGCCAGTCCCACACGGCCCGGGCGCTAACGATGCAACCGTCGCAGGTCGCGGAGTACCTCCGCGTAGCAGAAGCACTGGATAGCCCGCGTATCCGCGATATGACGAGCGTCCGCGCGGCCTACAACGTGCTCTCGCGGGGCGACAGCCGCGCCATCGCGGATATGATGAACGATCTGACCGATGCCGGGAGGGATATATTCGACTCGCTGGGAGAGCCGCCGCACCTCGGTTCGCCCAGGGAGAGCACGGCAGGCGTGATTGGACCCACGACTGCCGTGCAAGGGACAGCGGCTGCGAGCGCAGCACCCCTCCCGCAGCGACCAGCCGCTGTTCCAGCGCCGCTGCCCCTCCTCCACGCCGACTTTGTGGAGTGGGCAGCGGCGTATTCCGGCCCCAGGTTCAACTTCCTGCACTGCGACTTCCCCTACGGCAAGGGGGTGTTCGCCGGGCCGCAGAGCGGCGTGGCCAAGTGGCGACAGGAGGACGGAGCGGATGCTTACGACGACGCAGAGGGGGTGTACTGGAAGTTGATCGAAGCGTTGTGCGCCAACTTGGACCGCTTGATGGCACCGTCGGCGCACCTGATGTTCTGGCTGGAGAACGACTGCGAGACCCAGGCGAGGACGATCGCGAGGTTCCGGCAGTTGGCGCCTGGGCTCGTGTTCAACACCACCCCCCTCGTGTGGTGGAAGACTGACAACGTGGGGGTGCTCGCCGACCCGAAGCGCGGCCCCCGGAACGTCTACGAGACCGCCCTCGTCGCGAGCCGAGAGGACCGCTTGATCGTGCGGGCGGTGAGCAACGCCTACGGGGCACCAACTGCCAAGCGCAGCGGGGAAGCGGTGCATCCGAGCGAGAAGCCCGAGCCCGTCCTGCGCCACTTCTTCCAGATGTTCGTGGATGAGAACACCCGGCTGCTCGACCCGACGTGCGGGGGTGGGGCGGCGCTTCGCGCGGCGGAAAGTATGGGGGCGAAGGAAGTGCTGGGGGTGGAGCGCAGTGCGGAGTGGCACGCAGCGGCGGTGAGCGCGATGCGGACGTTCCGGAATCTGCGGAGGGCAGCAGGATGACAAGCGAGCCGTTCGAACGACAGCCGAAGCCTGTGACAGTAGTCGTGACTGGTGAGACCCAAGACGTGATGTACTGGGCTAGGGAACTAGCCCGCCGCGGCGAGTCCCATGGTGACATGGTACAGATGGGACCGGGATATCACGAGTCGGGTAAGCCATCGACGAAAGAGTTCACGATCTATCCGCGTGCGGTAAATGAGTGATATGGCATGCTGGAGAGTCTCCAACATAATAAGTGCAGGTTGAAATGACTCAGCGCAGTGAGCCCTTCCAGTTCTCCGACGGCCCCCGTGACGCCCGGATAGTGTTCGTCGGCGAGGCCTGGGGCGAGAGCGAGGAGCGCGAGCACGTGCCGTTCGCCGGGTACAGTGGGAAGGAACTCTTCCGCATGCTATGGGAAGTCTGGAGCGACGTAGCCCCGGACGAGATCGCGCTGCTACGCCGCATGCAGCAGGGCGATGTGTGGGTAATGGCGCGCAGAGAGTGGATCACCGCGGCTGGGATGCTTTTCACTAACGTCTTCTGCCAGCGGCCGCCGAACAACAACCTGGAGATGTGGTGTGCGAAGAAGAAGGAACTGCCCGGGGACTACGCGCTCCCGAGCATCAAGCAAGGGGCGTATATCCGTCCCGAATACCTGCATCACCTTGATCGCCTCGCTAAGGAGATCGAAGAAGCGCGACCGAATCTCGTCGTGGCTCTTGGCAATACCGCCTGCTGGGCGCTTCTGCGAAGTACAAAGATTGGAAGTATTAGAGGGGCCATTTCTACGAGTGTTCTTCGCCACCCGGTCAAAACGCTCCCGACGTATCATCCTGCAGCAGTATGTCGATTGTGGAGTTATCGCCCTATCGTCATCGCGGACCTCATGAAAGCGAAAAGGGAGGCCCAGTTCGCCGAGGTCCGCCGCCCATCGCGGCTCGTCCTGGTCGCCGAGAGCATAGAGCAGATCGCCGAGTGGTTCCACCGCGCACCGTTCCCCGCGCTCGCCATCGACATCGAGACCGTCAACGGGCAGATAGAGATGATCTCTTTCGCCCGCAGCAGGAGCGATATCCTCGTCATCAAGTTCATCACCGACGTGGTGAAGGTGAAGAAGGCAGTAGTATCTGCCCGGTCGTACTGGAGCGAAGCAGATGAGCGCCTCGCGTGGGAGTGGACAGAGCGCCTGCTCACACTGCCGTGTCCGAAAGTGTTCCAGAACGGCATGTTCGACCTGCAGTACATCTGGAAGATGGCCATCCGGCCCACGTGGTGTACGGAGGACACCATGCTCCTGGCCCATTCGCGCTACCCGGAGATGTTAAAGGGGTTGGGCTTCTTGGGCTCAATTCACACGGATGAACCAGCATGGAAATTAATGAGGGGCAAAGGTTCCGAAACAGAGGAGTTGAAACGAGATGAATAACCTGTCATTCAATACTCTACGTGCAGCCAATCTTATGCGTTGCGAGTCACCGCAAGGCTTCAATCACCTGCTACGCGACTGGTCCATCGCTGAATGGACCAATGCTATGGCAGGGGAGGCCGGGGAGGCGTGCAACGTCGCGAAGAAGATGATAAGGTTTCGTAGCGGAGTGAAAGGTAATGCTCCAGGAAAGACCAGGGAGGAGTATCTGGCTGATCTTGTGAAGGAGGTCGCTAACGCAGTGGTGTACGCAGACCTCGTACTGGCCAGCGAAGATGTTAGCCTTGCTGATGCTGTGCGACAGGTCTTCAACGCGAAGAGTGACGAGATCGGCTCGGGGATCAAGCTATGATGAGCGTCGCAACGCCCCCGGGCAACAGCGTCAGTATCCGCGCGTGGATCGGAGTGGACCTGGACGGCACGCTCGCAGAGTATCACGGCTGGAAAGCGTGGGACAATATCGGCCCAGTGATTGCTCCGATGAAGGAGCGCATTCTGCGCTGGCTCGCCGAGGGCCACGACGTGCGGATATTCACCGCGCGAGTAGCGTATGCCCAGGACACATGCTACGTAACGGGGGCGAACTTCAGCCGCGCAGCAATCGTGCAGGTGATACAGAACTGGCTAGAGGTGAATGGTCTCCCCCGGCTCGCCGTCACGCACGAGAAGGACTTCCAAATGCGCGAGCTATGGGACGATAGGTGCGTGCAGGTTATTCCCAATACCGGGCGGACGCTCGCGGAGGAGCACGAAGCGGAGCGGCTGGCGCTCACAGGCAAGGCGATTGGGAGTCCCTAGCAGTGCCACTCATCGACACAGCCACGCTCAAGCAGGGTAAAGTCCACGCCGAAAACGAGGCCATTTACAATGGTCTGGACTCGGGCGTGACGTATGAGATATGGGAGGAGCTAAGCAGCCTCCTGGCAGATGAGCCCGCGGACTCCTCCCCACGCCTGATGTACAACTTCGAGCGGGCGCTCCAAGGCCCGGCCCTCGAGATGATGCTCCGCGGCATTAGAGTGGACGAGTACGAGAGACAGCGCCTCATGGCGCGCATTCGCAAAGAGATTGCTCAATTACAAGAACAGCTGAACGAGTTCTCCATGGCCGTGTGGGACCACGGGCTCAACCCCCGCAGTCCGCCGCAGTTGAAGACGTTCTTCTACGAGCGCATGAAGCTGCCCCCGGTTATCACGTATCAGAAAGGCGTGAGGAAGACCTCGATGAACCGGGAAAGCCTGGAGAAGCTCGAGGCCTATCTGCCCGCCAGGCCTATCATCTCCACAATCCTCGCGATCCGCGATAGAGCGAAGGTGCTGGAGACGCTCGAGACCGAGATTGACCCGGACGGGCGCTACCGCTTCAGCATCAACATCGCCGGAACAGAGACCTGGCGGCTCAGCAGTAGCAAGAGCGCCACCGGCAGTGGGAACAACGCGCAGAATTGGAAGCGGGACGACGACATAGATGAGGGGGAAGTGAGTGTCCGCAGCATGTTGATTGCCGATCCCGGCATGAAACTTGCGAGCATGGATCTCGAGCAAGCAGAAGCATACGAAGTGGGATGGCTCCATGGCATTCTCTTTGGCGACTGGAAGTACCTCGACGCCTGCGAAGCCGGGGACCTCCACACGCAGACGGCGAAGCTCATATGGCCCGACCTGCCCTGGACCGGCAACAAGGCCCAGGACAGGAAGATCGCCGAGCAGCCCTTCTATCGGCACTACACGTACAGAGATATCTCTAAACGTGGAGGCTTCCTTACGAACTATATGGGAACAGCCTGGACCGCCTCGCGACGGCTGAAGACCCCGCAGAGCGTGATGCAGACGTTCCAAGATAAGTACGCTTATGGTTCTTCCTGCGCCTACCCGGCGTTCCAACTGTGGTGGCAGTACGTCGCGCAGCAGTTGCAGACCACCCAGGTCCTTCGCACGCCCTTCGGCGCCGAGCGGATGTTCTTCGGAAGGCCGAACGACGACGCTACGCTGCGCGAAGCGATTGCATTCTCTCCGCAGAGCAGCACGGCGACTCGCACGAACCTGGGCCTCTGGCGTATCTGGCACTTCATGGGGAAGGTCATCCAGGTGCTGCTGCAGATCCACGACAGCATAGTGTTTCAGTACCCAGAAGGGATGGATGAGGCGAAGTTGTTCGCAGAAGTACAGCGCCATGCCGACGTGCGCCTGCGGCACAGCAGCGGGCGCGAGTTCACCGTGCCAGCGGAGGTGAAGTGCGGCTGGAACCTAGGCTTCTACAGCGCCAAGGAGAACCCCAACGGGTTAAGGAAGTTCAACTCGGCGGTGGGAGATAGCAGAAGCCGGCAGCAGGGCGGCGTTGGGAGGATAATGTGAGAGTCCTTGTCTTCGGCGGAAGAGGCTACGCAGAGCAGGCATTCCTCAACGTGCGGCTATCCACGCTGCACAGCGAGTTCAAGTTCACTCTCCTGATCGAGGGAGGAGCAAGGGGCGCCGATAGGCTGGCCCGCACGTGGGCGATCCAGGCGGGTGTGCCCTGGGTAGAAGAGGCCGTGACAGACGAGGAGTGGAAGCGGCTCGGGAAAAGTGCCGGGCACCTGCGTAACCAACGCATGCTCGACAAACACAAGCCACAGATGGGCATTATGTTCCCCGGTGGCAGCGGCACGAGGGACATGCGAGGCAGATTGCTAACCGCCGGAGTAAGAGTCATCGACACGACGGAGAGGGTAAGATGAGAACAATCGTGGTGCTAGCACTATTGCTATCCACTCCTCCAGCCTTCGCCGTCGATCTCATACTGCCCGACTCAACGCTCACGCCCGGCGTTGCCCGGGCAGACCTATCCACGGCAGTCATCTGCACGACGAAGTGGGGCAAGGACGCTCGGCACGTAACTGCCGCGATGAAGCGAGAAGTGTTCGCCCGCTATGGGCTGAGCGGGAACAGCGATCCCGCCTGCATCCGGGATGCCCATGGCAGAAGGTGCGAGATCGACCACTGCGTAAGCCGGGAGCTTGGCGGAGCGGACGCGGTGGACAACCTATGGCCGCAGCCCTACGGCGGACAGCCCTGGAACGCGGTGCGCAAGGACCGCGTGGAGAATAGGTTGCATAAGGAGGTCTGCGCTGGCGCGCTGCCGCTGGAGCAGGCACAGAGGGAGGTCTGCGAGGACTACCGCGTTCCGTACATCCGATACTTCGGGCAACCAACAGGAGAGAAGAGATGACAGCACAAGGCAATGGACGACTGGTAACTACCACGCTGGGAGACCTCGACACGGCGCTCCCCCCACACACCGCGGCGCTGCAGCAGTCGCTGGAGC